TAAGCTTAGTGAAAGTATCATCAACCGTCGACTTGGCATAGGCAAAGAAGTTAAAATAGATTTGGATGATTTGGCTGAACACTATGCAGTGCCATCTGTCATCTATGCAGCCCGTTATAATCGGTTTGACATACTTACTAGATGTTTGACCAAAAAGTATTATAAAGCTTTTTACAAGAACGTCCGCTTTGTCAAGTTTGATATTATCAATGTGTTGTTGAAACAGAAAAAAATAACATTGGGAGCTGTTTTTCAGCATTTGCCATGTGGGCACCCATTGGTGCCAAAATTACTTCGACTAGTGAATGAAAGTAATCTGGGCAATATTATGAAACATACACCACCTAGTAGACACCCGAATTTATATATTCATATAGAGGAGAACTTTAAGGATTTGCAAAGTACAACTATGCGTTATATATGGAATGCAGACCTTTCTGACATCAAGAAGCTATGTGTTTCCAGTCCATCTATGATGGAATTTATGGAACACTTTGCTGTGGAGCTAAATAATGCTAATCTTGCTATGGTGATATCTACTCATCGCCGACAGTATGCATCTCACACTTGCGATGCATCTCCTGATACTTGCTATTCTTTGTAAGAGACTGTCGTAGCATTGCACCAAGAGCGGAGGGATCAATTTGGGAAGAAGTCGAAATTTTTGATTTGAAATGGTTGGCCAGATCTTCCACAGAAGTGTCAGGCTCGTTTTCATACACTTCCGCTATTTTAGCACCAGCGCGACTTTGATACTTTTCCTTCCATTTATGCACCTCTTTTTTCGCAGCAATGATCTCTTCTTTTAGAATAACAAGCTGGTCACGAGCTTCCAAGAGTTCTTTGAAAGGATCCTTAAGACTTAAATCGTGTTCTAACACCCACCAACCACCTTCGCGTTTCAGCACATCAGTAGTTGAATTCCAAATCAATCCCGGCTCCTCCTCCTCAATAAGACGATATAATCCAATTTTATTCTCCTCATATTTAATCCAGTAACCCAAAGTGTCTACAGACGCCCCATCCACTATCCAGCGTTTATCAGCTCGCGGCTCGCCTTCATTTCTAGCTATGAATTGCTTAGCCAAGCTATTTAACATTGCTTTGGCCGCTTTCTCATCTTCGGCGTGACCGATTAGTCGCCTTTTGTTACGATGTTCAAAGTAGATAAAGAACATTTATATTCTTCCTATATTTGTCCTATTGCAAAAAATGTTAAAACAAAAATCACGAAGTGTTTTTCTGACGTGAGGAATTCAATGAAAGTTCAAATTATATTGACAGAATCCGCAAGTGGATTCGCAGTTCTTGGACATGTAGTATGGGTACTTTTCGCACCATCCTTGGTTAGCCCATTTTTGACAGTTAACTCGAGTTTCATAATCTGTGCAAGGTATCAAGTTTTTCTGTTGATCAAATACCTTGGATTCAACTTCCATCAACTTCCGTTCGCATTTGTTTGCATCACATACTCCACAACTATACGGACAGTATTTAAACATCCATCCGGGATTTTTACGGCATTCGCCAGCGGAGGCCCACCACGGACACTTAATGAAGGCATCTTGACATCGTTTATTATGAATATCTACCCAATTACGACCAATATCCCGGAGCGGATGAGGACCGGTTAAGAATTGGTCTTTCAAGGACATAAGACCCCATAGGAGAAGAATAAATACTATGAGTAACACTAAAGCAAGCATCTCTTATATCATTCCGAGAAAATAAAATGCTCAAAATATCTGAACGTTTCTTTCTTTTGAGTAAAATGAATCATTGTGGTGTTTGTGGTGAGGACGCTTATAAGATTTGTAGTGCTTGCAAGTGTGCTAAATATTGCTCTATAGATTGCCAACGAGCTGATTGGACAGGCCATAAGCTAGTATGCAAAGAGCTGAAAAAACATGGAGCAAAAGACATACAAAAATTTAACAGATGGTGTGATCATATACTGGGGCCCAATGTGGAGCTACATCAAAAGTTGCGGGATGGTCTCGAAGATGCTGCTGGAATGCTACTTCGGATTGACAACGTCAATGACTTTATTATCAATCCCAAACTAAATGGGGAAACCTTGGCCAATGTCGATGTTTTGGTGGAAGCTGTGGAATCGTTCGGCGTAGCTTCGGATATAGCAATGGGCTTTGCATCAGCTTCAGTTGAGAACTTAGTTATCGTAGCAGCTATCAAGCAGCCAGGAGATAACTACATAGTTCTGAGCTATAACATTCCTCGACTGCTATAGCAACTTGCTGAAGGTTGCAAAAATTGATTATCTTCACAATAAAATGGAGTTCTGGGATGTTTGGTACTGCTTGCGCCATGATGATGGCTTTGTACAAAAAGAAGGAACGTCCGATATGGAAATACCAGAAGATTCTCCATATTGCTTGTCCAGATGTAAAGAACATTTGGACCACCATGGGCGGTTGGAATTAGATATTAAGACTGATATTCTGATTGTAGAGGATAGTATGTTTTTAAGAACTGATTATAACCTTTTTAATGGTGGTGGTGGTTGGAAGAGGTGGTATTGGGGTAACCAACTATGCGACGAGAGTGGCAAATATGTCAAGCGACCTGCAATAAAGAAATACTTCTACTCACTCAAATCGTAGAGATCCCATCTGCTCTTTTTTCTGAACCTTCTCATATACACGATATCCGTGATAAAGTACAACTACGAGTGCTAAAATCAGCAATATGGTGAACACGAGCGGATTAGCCTGTGTGCCATAATAACCAGTGTATGCTAAAATTGGTGCGACCCCAAACAGATGAAATAAATTAACTCCAATCATTCTTATATTATATGAAAAGAGATTATGAATATGTGAAATTATCATTTCCCAGAACAAGATTACCAACATCAGAGGAAATATACGTGAGAATTCAGAAACAAAGCCCTAAATGGAAGTCAGCTTCTCCCAGAAAAAAAATAATAAGAAATAGAAGAGGAACATACCCTCTGAAGTTCCTAAAAGGTTACAATATTTCGTTGAACATGTATATATAATGCCAACACCAATACGTACATATGAAGAATGTTAAAATTGAAAATTTGATCATATTAAAAAGCGAATGGACAAGAGAGAACGTCGACCGATTGGATCAGAAGATTTGAGTTACATCGATTGGGATGTTGTGGAAAATAACTTCCTGACAAATGGTCATCATGCCATAGTAAATCTATACAATCAGATTTACAACGACCCTGCGCAAGTGCAAAATCATTGCATCAAGTTCGAAGATCATTCCTGGTGGTTCTTTATCACCAACAAGTGGATTAGACAAACTTACCCAGGACTGAACGGCCTTGTGGTCAAAATCTTGGAGATTGCCAAAAAAAACTGCACATCTGAAAAGGTGAAAAAATTGTGTGATATCTACAAGGATATGCTAAATGCGGACCTGTTGTTACCCATGGTTGAACCCGCCATTCTTGAACACTGCCGTATGTAAGTCGAGGCATTTGTACGCGCCTAATGAAATAGATGCTTGAACATTGTGGGAAATTTCTATTTTTTTCTAAAATTATCCCCTTTAGAATTATATAATGTACGAGATAGCTATTGTGATTGTATTAGTTCTGGTTTGTGCTTGGATTTATTATCAGTGGGTGCTGACTCCACTATCCCGCCGGCGCAAACTATGGACTGACCATACTTTATGGATGAAGCTATTAATGGACTCAGTTTTAGCGAATTCAGGGGCTACTCAGGCTAATGCTCAAAAACTCAGTCAAATAACTAAGGATATTGGTATAACTGACCATAGCAGAGATTTTGTTATGGCAGTCAGACAGCACACTCCAGATGCATGGAACATGTGGAAAAATAAAATGCCCGCAGGTGTTACGACATATAGTGATACCTGGCCTAGACAAGCTGATGCATATAGAGCTAAAGATTGGACAACCAACACTAAAGAATTTGATAGGGCTATGGATCTAGCTATAGCCATCGCCGATAAACCGGTTTATTAACAAATTCAGCATCATATAATATCTTTGGATCACCAGGATATTTATATCTTTTTCCCTGCTCTCTATCATCCCAATGTCTGACAAAGTCATTGTCATCAAGCCACTTTTTCCATTTCGGTGGTGCACACTTATATTTAGTTTTATTCGCTATATGCAACAACGGTAATAGTTTTTCTAAAAAGCTGGAATCATACATATTAAATAACGGAGATATATTATTGCCACGACTCGGACACAGTTGTCTAAACATTATAGCCAAAGATTGTGGATGTTGGAACCCGAGCCAATCAGCCCATATTGTTTGATGATTTCCAACATTGAGTACTCTTAGTAATACAGCATCGTTGCTCATCACATGAGATTTAGAATAGTGTAAAATAGCTCGCCCAACAAGAGGCTTGATAATCCCCTCAGGGGTATAATACATGGCGGGAATAAAGGCTCTCATATGAAATAACCATTCTATGAGTGGTATCGAGGCTATTCGGGCAGCATATTGATTACATTCTATAATTAACTGTCGATATTGTACAGCAGCTCCTTTGATGTGTCCTATGTCCACACAATGACAATGTTTCATAATTATACCACGCCATTGATGACATACTGTTGAACAAACTAACCAAAACTCGCGACAATAATTAAGCACTATTTCGCACACTTCTCCATTCATCTTTTTCCAAAAAACTTTATCATTTTTGTCAACCAATATCTCACGCTCTTCCTTAATTAAAACTGCTAGATCATCCTGGCCGGGGTGTAATTTCAGTTTTCTGGAGGGTTGTGAATGTCCAATTCCGATTATCCTCGCTATAGCTATAAAGGCTATTTCATCGGATCTCAAATTAGTAAACACTAGAGTTTTTCCCAATGCTTATATGTTGTAAATCTAACTACAAAAACATGTCTGTGAAGTATAATTAGGGACAGCACCTCTGGTGGTAATTTGAAAGAGCGGTTGTTTGACATTATAATAATCTTTATAGTTTTAGGATCCACTGAACGTATTTGTGTACCCAGTGCATCACTTAGAATAACTGCACGCATTTTTTCTTTCTTTCCTAAAAGTATTCAATTTACACAATTATAACTAAGTATTAAATGGAATCCCTACCCCCTCGTAATAACACTAGCTTCCACCAAGCCCTGGCTCAGGCTTTAGGTAAAGTTCCGAAACAAAATGAAATATTGAGGTATCAACAAGCACTAACTTTGGAGTATGTAGTGAAGAATCCGCGATGTAAAGGATTATTGGTTGACCATGCACTAGGGACAGGCAAATCTATTGACGCTATTTCTATCGCAGAGAAGTTAGTACGCAAGGGGTTTCAGATTATTCTACTTTCTAGTAAGTCTCTACAAGAGAACTTCAAGGATGACATTATCAAATATAAGAAGCTAAATGGCAAATCCGAAGCTGAGGCGCAGGAAGAGATGCTGCGAGATTATGTGTTTATTTCTACGAAGAACAGTGCCACTCTACGCAGGCTTATGGAAACCCAATCCGAGGCGGCCGAAAGTCCGTTTGGCGAAGATGAGGCAGTAGTGGAAAACACTCTGGAAAACAAGCTGCTAATAGTCGAAGAAGCCCACAATCTATTTAATGGTATCATTAACGGTGCTAAAAGTGATGTAGGAATATACAAGATTATAATGAAGTCTAAGAATGTCAAAGTATTGTTTCTGACCGGATCACCTATTATGAATGACCCCGCGGAGCTGATGCCTTGTTTTAATATGTTGACCCGAACAGAGTTATTTGGTAAAAGTTACCGCGATTTCTATAAGTATTTCGTGGATTCTAAAAATCACACCATAAAGAACCGCCAGAAGTTCCAAAACCGCATTGTGGGATTAGTTAGTCATTACAAATTACCGAAAGATCCAAAACTATTTGCTAAAAAGCTGCCCACACAAGTACACCGAATACCCATGTCTCCTGAGCAATTCAATGCGTATTCAGCCGCGCGAGACAAAGAAATAGAGGAGACTGTGCGACGTATGGGGAAACCAGCTGCTCGTGTTGGTATGTCCAAGCCCAAGGGTCTTAGTACTACATATCGGATTAGAAGTCGGCAAATTAGCAATGTGTTTTATCCCGATGAAGCCATTCGTAAGGTAAAAACCCCTTATGGATACAAGGAAGAGCGCATTTTGGGCAAACTAGAACTACGGGATTTGAAGAAATATATGCCTAAAATGGAGCACATTATGAAACAAATAAATGATAACCCTAAGAAGCTTGTAGTAATCTACTCGCAGTTCTTAGATGCGGGTATTCTTGCGGCAGCCAAAGCACTTCGCCAGCGCGGCTACCATGCTATTAAGAATCCTCTCGATTTTGCAAAGAAAGGTCCCGGATACGGTCTTATATATGGTGCTGTGGAGCCAGAAGATCGTAATATGATTATTAAAATGTTTGGAGCATCGGATAATAAACACGCTCAGCATATGCATGTATTGTTTATTACTAAAACTGGTGCTGAGGGTATTAATATCTTCAATGCCCGAATGTTATTCCTAATGGAGCCCTATTGGAACCCGACACTCATGAATCAGTTAGAAGGACGTATTCGTCGAGCTGGCGGTCATAAAGATCTTCCCCAAAAAGAACGTACTGTGCAGACCTTTATCTATCTGGCCGACTATCCAGTCAAATATCCCAAGGAAAATATAAAAGAACTCCCTACAGATGCGGATATATACAAAGAAGCCAAGAATAAAGAAAAGCTTATCAATTCTTTTCTGACGGCAATGCGTGAAGTGGCCATTGATTGCACAACTCATAATTATGAAAATTGTAAGATATGTGCCCCCACTGATTTGCAGTTATTCGTACCAGACTTAGATAAAGATATGAAAACAGGCAGTCCCTGCCAACCTATCCAAACCAAGAAGATCACTGTGGAGGAAATCTTAACTGATGCTGGTAAATTCTATTTCATGCAAGATGGTGATAAAATTCGTATATTGGAAGAACGTCCCGATATGGGAGGCCATTTAGAGATATTTCCGGACCATGAACATTACGCAGATATATATGAAGCTATTCTGAATAACAAAAAATAAATTTTCAGCACAGTTGGGTGATAACACCATGGCTGATTTGTATGAATGTATGTCTGTGAATCTATTCAGTCTATTGACGCGTGTAGTTAATTATGACTATTTAAATCTGGAAGGAAGTGATCTTTTTTCCGAGTTTCCTCTACTGAAGTCATTGCAAGTAACGGTCGAAGATCTCAAAATACTGAGGGAATGGGTGCCGACTGAGTCCAACAAAGACGTGGAGGCTTCTATTCGGTTGCTCATAAAACTGATGCAGTATAAGCCCAGGATATACTTTGACCACGCCGTCTCTGTTAGAGATCAGGCCACTGTTTGGGCTAGCTGTGGGACTAAAAATAGGGGAGATCGCGTAGCAATTACCATTGCTTATCTCTCGCGTACCAAGGGGGTAGTGGGAGTGCAACACTTTCTCTATGAAAGAACTGCTACCGAAAACATAGATATTTTAGAAAACACGGAACTCACTCGAGTTCACTTTCCCGACCAGGAAAAACTGGCCGAACTTCTAGAAAACCCTTTCAAAAGTGGAGAGCGGACCGGGGAGGTGGAAGTAACTCCCCCTGCGTGCTCCAACAAAGTCTCGGCTGACTATTTTAGTCATCTATTGGGTGGAATGTAAATATTCTTTGTTTGTTTTTTCATTTAGACCATTGATATTTGCGGCATAAAATGAAGAAGTATTTGTATGTTTCGTCTGTGATAGGAGTTTCACTAGGCTTAACTAATGTGTCTAACATTGAACGATCACCTATGTATGGTCAAATGCCTTATTTGAATATGATTGGATTTTCCTTCGCTAAGGGATTCTCTTATAGTTTATTTTGGCCGTTTTCAATTACTAAAATGGCCTTCGATGCCTATGAATGTGAAGAAAACTTAAACCAGCACCTGATACCTTATTATAGCTATCAAAAAAAGGATTGACTTCTTTTGTATTAGAAATCTAAAAATGGTCGCGATATGGAAAGGTTATTGGTCCGTAAAGGACACTCAAGCGAATCCTCATAAATTATGGATATTTGGAGACAATGTAATTGGTCGTGGTAAAAAAGGTCAAGCCTGCATCCAGGATGAAATCAATTCTATTGGAATACCCACCAAACTGTCCCACCTCGTTGAAAGAAGATACCTTCTTTTCAGATGATGATTTTGGTGGGGTTGTTGAAATGATTGATGCTAGAATAGCCGATATTCACGCGGCACTGCCCCAATACGGTTGTGGAATTGTTCTACCGGAATATTGTCTGGGCACTGGATTAACTCAGCTAGATAAAAAAGCCTCGAAGATATTCAAATATCTTTGTGATGCTATAGAGCAACTAAAAATTGATTGTTCCTCTCATTCATAATGGATGAGAAATTGCCAGTTGGTTATACTTATTTTGTGATACAAAGTAAGACTTTGCAATTTAGACCGCCGCGGCCGCGGTTAAGTCTACCAACACTTCCACCCGAAGTTTGGAGTATTATAGCCATTTTTGCGGATCGTAAATACGCATCAGTGTGTAAATTATGGAAACAGACTATTGAAAAGAGGAATTCAGAACAATTAAAAACGTTTGGAATCATCTACTCCCATATTGAGATATTGGAAGATATCATGGGATATTGAAGTATACTCAAGTTCTGGATATTATACACACTATCCTATGAAACATACAGGTGGATCATTCTAGAGTCTTGAAGAATAGAGGTATCATGAATCGTGCACATCCTATAAACGCTGTTACAGTTTGAGTATTAGCAGAGCTCAATGTAACATCATTGTTACCAGTTGCGTCAATAGTAAAATTATCAGCCCCTCCCACATCAATGAGATGTCCTTTAGAACGTGCGGCCAAAGCACTGTCGGATCCATCATCATTAACAAATCCCTGTATGTAAACTATCGATCCATCGGGAATACCGTGGGCATCACCAGTTACTGTAGAGAATACTGCCGGGGAGGCCGCACTTACATTAAATTGGATTTGATCCAATGGTAGATGCACAACATCATATGGATTGCGGAATACAAATGTAGCACGTTCTAATCTAGCCATCGGATAGCGTGTTCGGAAGCTATTGTATGGGGGTATAGGAGTTAGTCTAATACGGAAATCTCCGGCACATCCAGTATGATCTATTTTTTCTGCCCGATACATAAAATGGAATCGAATCTGGGAGTCAGCTGTATAGGCGGATTGTTCACCCATTTCTTCTATAAATAGG